ATGGTCTGTGGAAGATACATCAAAATGGATAACTGATGAAAATGAAGAAGGTAGTTACGACTACGATTATAAGGAGATAAAAAATGGCGAAGAAGAAAAGCACAGTAAATAAAGCAGGTAACTATACAAAACCTGGCATGAGAAAAAGAATGTTTAATTCTATCATGGCTAGTTCTAAAGGTGGTAAACCTGGACAATGGAGTGCAAGAAAAGCCCAGATGTTAGCTAAAAGATACAAAGCTGCAGGTGGAGGATATAAGTAATGATAGCTTTTATTAAAAAACTTTTAGGTATAAGTGATTTAGAATATAAAGTTAGATTACTTGAAAGAAAAAATTATTGGAGAGAAAAGTACAAACATGGTTAAGAAAATAAAAAAAGTTGCAAAGGCTTTAAAAAAAGCATCTGCTCTACATAAGAAACAAAGCAAAGTTATTGAAAAGCATATTAAGGAAATGAAATCCTATGGCAAAAAAAAGAGATCCTAAAGTAGGTACAGGTAAAAAACCTAAAGGATCTGGAAGGAGACTCTACACAGATGAGAATCCTAAAGACACTGTTGGTATTAAGTTTGCGACTCCTGCTGATGCTCGTAAGACAGTTGCAAAAGTTAAGAAGATATCTAAACCATTTGCAAGAAAAATCCAAATCTTAACTGTTGGAGAACAAAGAGCAAAAGTTATGGGTAAAACACAGGTAGCATCTATATTTAAAAAAGGTAAAGAAGCTATAAGAAAAGGGAGAAAAACATAATGGCACTTGCTAAAAGTCAAAGGAGTTTAAAAGCATGGGGAAAACAAAAATGGAGAACGAAGTCTGGCAAGAAGTCTTCGGAGACTGGGGAAAGATATTTGCCAGAGAAAGCGATCAAAGCGATGTCATCTGCGGAGTATGCGGCAACGACAAGAGCAAAACGCCAAGGAACAAAAAAGGGCAAACAGCATGTGAAACAACCAAAATCAATTGCAAAGAAAACAGCTAAATATAGGAGATACAGCTAATGATGAAAAATGGAATGAAGATGAAAAATGGTATGAAAAAAAATGGCATGAAGAAAAATGGCATGAAGAAAAAATACAAAGGTTTTTCTAAATTACCAGAAAAAGTACAAATGAAAATTAATAAAAAACTAGCTAAGAAAGTATAATGAGAAAAGGTTTATATGCTAACATCCACGCTAAAAGAAAACGTGGTGGTAAAATGAGAAAGAAAGGTGCAAAGGGTGCACCTACAGCTGCACAATTTAAAAGAGCAGCAATGACAGTAAGGAAAAAATAATGGCAAAGACACCTGCATGGCAAAGAAAGGAAGGTAAGAATCCTAAAGGTGGCCTTAATCAAAAAGGTCGTGATTCTTATAATCGTGCAACTGGGGGTAATTTAAAAGCACCTAGTAAAAAAGTGGGCAACAAACGTAGGGCTAGTTTTTGTGCAAGGATGAAAGGTATGAAGAAGAAACTTACTTCTGCTAAAACTGCAAGAGATCCTAATTCAAGAATTAATAAAGCACTTCGTGCTTGGAACTGTTAATATAAAATAAAAAAAGGGGAGCCATAAAGACTCCCCACACAGGCAACAACAAGGCATTTAGAGTATTTACTCTGGATGCCTTTTTTTTTGGTCTGATTGATACAAAGATCTATCACCCCATCTTTTCCTCCAAAGGTAGCTACTAAAGTTAGAAGCATACCTTTCAAGAAATTCCATAATAATATTATGCCAAAATAATTTTCTACAGTGTTTGTATAATTTGTTTAACATCAGATTCTAATTTCTTACCTAAAGAGTTAGCATGGTTAATTATAGCAGCACAAAGATTAGCTTGATAAGGAAAACCTTTTAAGGCTTCTCTAATTTTACCTACAGGTTTACCACCATAGTCAATTACTATAGCGTTCTTATCATTAAGACCAATCTTTAATTCAAACAATAATCCTGTATACGGATCTAGATTATTTTTTGTCGCCATCCTTTCCTCCATCTGACTCTACAGGTTTGAGTGTGGTCATTATGTGCATAAGAGCATACACTTCTGCATATGGTCTAGTCATTAAGTATTTCATTATATCTTGTAATGATTTAGAATCAATTACATATTGTTTTGGTTGTGGTTGTTTGTCCATCTTTCCTCCTATTAAAATGGTATATCATCATCTGTTGGATAATGTTTTTTTAACATTTCTAGTTTTTCTTCTGAACTAGCAATTAGTTCTAGTTGTTTATCAATTTCATGTATAAACTGTGGATGTTCACCTATACCTACAGACTTATCCATGTAAACATTTATTGTAGCTTTAGCTACTTTTATATCTGCTTCATACTTAGCTGTTAAAGCCTCTATAAACATATCTCTCATTACTCTGCTCCTTTAAATTGGTAGTATTTATTTTCTATTAAATCCTCATCATCTAAATAAGGATTAGATTTTGCTGCTTGAGATTCTCTAGCATCTCTAATAGTTTGATTAAGTGTCCTACCTTTTCTTAAACAACCATTAACAAAATCTTCTACTTCTATAAGTGCCTGCTTAACTTGACCCATTACTAACCTCCTTTACTAGTCTATTTAAGTACCATTGTGCTTTTTGTAAATCTTCCAAAGGCTCTCCTTTAAATTTATATCTAGAAACATACTTCAAGATATTACCTTTGAGATACCCATGAAATTCATCACTAGTCATGCAATCATTAATTACATCTATAGTTTCTTTTTTACCATGTAAGTAGTGTTGTGGTGCATTAACATTATCTCCATCACGTTCCCACATAGGTATTTTAAGATCTTCTTCCATATTCCCTCCTAATAGTTTTAATGTCAATTGTTTCTATATTATAATTACCATCTTTAACTTCTCTTTTAACTACAAGACCACTCCACCACATGTGCTGTGTATCTCTAGCAAAGTGCTCATCGTGAGATAAATAACATCCTGCAGATAAACCATGTAACTTTTTACCATTTGGTAAAGTAGATATAGCATAATCTAACAAATGACTATGGCCTACAGTAGCAGATACCTTATGCTTTGTCAATAGAGTTCTACCAATATTTTCACCAGATATAGCTGATCCCATAATACCAGATGGAAAATGATGAGCATAGTGTACACCATCTACAACTTTCATTTGTTTGTATGGTACTTCCTGCCAACCATACTGTTTAAATTTAAGATCACTTATCTTTAGTGTTCCATCTAACTCTGGGTTTTCATCTACGAATCTATCTATCCTATCTTCATGATTACCATGTAACATAATCTTTTTAGGTTTATGTTTACCTAAACCTTTATTAAATAAAGATAATGCTTCGTGTGAATGTTCCATATCTTTTTGATATCTTCTACCTTCAAAGGATTTCTTTGCTCTATCATAAGTTGATAGAGAATCCATACTACAAAAGTCACCCATGCATATAACATGTGTAGCTTTTATATCTGCTGCTAGTTTACCTGCCCACAGAAACCTATCATTGCTTGCTTTGGGTGTGCAATGAGGATCACCCATAACTAAATGTGTTGCCATTAGTTTAACTCCTTATCTCTTTTATGTTTTAGGAACTCAAGAAAGTCAATAACATTTGATTCATCATCAAACTCTGCTACAGAACTAATACTGAGATCTTTGTTTTTCTTTTTATCATCAGCAAAACCACGCAGACCCCATAAAAATGTTGAGTGTGGATCAGTAGTTGCCATCTTTATCATGCCTCTAGCTATAGTAGAACATAATTCATATTCTTGTGTAGTCATTTTAGATTTACTATCCATAATAACACCACAAGTAAAACCTTTCTGCCAAGGTGCTACTATAACCTTAACAGAGTTAATCAAACTTAATTTATCTTTATCTTTCATTCCAATACCTATCATGGTTTTCACTATTATATTCTAATACCATATGTTCAAAACCCTTTTTCATGCTAGTTTTACCAAAGTGATCTGCTTTTTTTTCATCATCAAATACAGTATTACTAAATAGTTTATACTCTTTTTCTTTTTTATCTTTAAACACTACAAAATATAAATGCATATTATATATATTAAGAGAGTCAATGGTGAATAGACCCCTCAAACTATCCACCACTAAACTCTCCAGTTTCCTCCTTTGGATTTGTAACAGAAGTATACCAAACCCATTTAGGATTCTTACCTTTAGATTGCTGTTGTGGTAACAACTGCAATTTATCTCTTCCCCAACAAGGAAGTTTGTATGGGCAATATGAACACACAAAGCCCAAAACTCTATTGCCAGTAGGTTTACTTCTAAAAGTTT